AATGGACATGCACCCGAATACGATCGATGTGTCTTGCCGCCGTACCGGCAAGACGGCGGTGAAGGAAATGCATGCGCTCAAGCACAATGCCTGCAACCCACACCAGGAGGTCGGCATCGTGGCGCCACGGCAGCAACAGGCCCAGACCAACTTGACCTATCACGTTGACGCTATCCGGCGTTCTCCTATCCTGTCTGGCTATCTAGCCCACAAGTCAGGGCGCCAGCAGCTATCGGATACCAAATATCAGTTGTACAACGGCAGTAAGGGGATCGCCTACGGGATAATGAGCCAGATTGACGGTGACGGCTTGTCCTATGCATCGCTCGAAGAGATGGATGACATGCCGGCGGAGCGGTTGTATTCCAACTTTTTCCCGATGCTGGGCTCGGCTCGCCGGCTTGGCGTAGCAGCCGATGTTTCCTTCAAGCCCCAGATCCGGATTACCGGGGTGTTTAAGGGCGCCGACACGCTGCAGGGCTTCATCGATTCGAAGGCATATCACCTGCTGCCGATCGTCAATATGTACCTGGGCATTGAGCTGGGCATCCTGAACGAGAGCTATTGCACCCAGAAGCGCGGCGAGATGCCGGAAGGCGAATTCATTCGCCAGTATCTTTGCCGCAATGTCGCGGCACAAAATCACATTTGGGACAAATATATCCGGCTTGCGTTGTCGATCGGGATTCAGGCCAGGCTGGATCCGGCCGGCCCCATGCCTGGCGAGCGCTACAAAAAGCGCGGTTTGGTGTCGTTTGGCTACGATCACTCAGGCCACGGCGAAAGCATGACGGCGTCCAAATCGGCGCTGGTGGTGAGCGAGCAGCTCGGCAACTTTACCGCGTTCATCTACGTCAAGACCTGGCCGGCCGGCACCGACGACAATGTGGTGCGCCGGGATCTGGTGGGACTGTGGCGCTATTTCAACCCGGACTATGCGATGGGTGACGCCTTCGGCGTCGGCATGCTGACCTCTGTAAATGATGACCTATACCGCGAAGGGCTGACGCATATCGACCGTCGAACCATTGGCGACGGTGACAGCAATGCATCGACCTGGCAGCAGTGGGCTTTTGCGCCTATTCGCTTCGAGGGTATGACAAAGCACAGCATGGCGGCGGCGCTGCGTGCCGCTTTCCATAACCGGCAGGCTGCAATTCCCCCTTTTGATGAAGATATGGAGGCGCTGGAAGGTGACGTTGATCCTAATCCGCATTGGAACAATGAACATCGTGTCAGCGCCAGCGATACGACCGATTGGCGCTTGTTCACTCGACAGCTGGGAAATATGAAGGCGGTACCGAACAAATCCGGTGCCTATTCTAGCTACAAGCAGGTCGATCCTAAGATCGGCGATGACTTGTTCGATGCTGCCTGCGCTGGCGTCTGGGCGCTGACCACGCGCGGCGCCGACCACGTGCCAACCATCATCAGCGGCCGCACGCAAAGCCGGGCTCAACTTTTGGGTGCTGGCTATGGCAGATGAACGTCCGTACCAAGCGAATGCCTCGGTATCTGTGAGACCGAAGCCAGCAGCGCCGGCGGCGGTACCGAAATCACTTCCACCGCTGAGCGGGGCGGAGCATGCCCGCATCAAGCAGACCGTCGCTGTGGTCAAGGCGAGGATGCCCGAGCTGGTGCCGCTGATCAAGGATCTGCATGCCCTGGGCATGATCGAAGGCTGGCGCTCCGTCACTATAACGAAAGGCAACGATGAACCTCATCAGTAGACTGTGGCAAGGCATGAGGAAGCCGTCGGTAGCGACGGCGCCCATTGCGCAAAAAATTGAATCCGATCCGCTCAGTTTGCCGAATGCGCCGGCGGCGAACACCACCGAAACCGGTACACGTCTCGGGCCGGAAAACCGTTATCGGTCCCTGTATCGGCAGTTTTATGTCGATCCGGACGTACGCAACGCGATCCTGGGCATCCGCGAGATGGACAAGCTTGACGGCCGGGTCAAGATGATCCATAGCCGCGTGGCGCGCGACGTTATCAAGGGCGGCCTGGTGATGCAGTTGGCCAAGCCGAACCCTGCAGTGTCCGCAGCATGGGAAAATTTCCGGAAGCGCTGTCAGCTGGATCGGCCTGAAAAGTTGAAGTCACACGCGCGCGGTCTTGTCATGGAGGGAAATCTGCCGTTGCAAATCGTCGTTGACGACCGCAACAATGTCCGCAACCTGGTGCGCATGCCGACCGAGACCATCGTGCCGAACGTTGATGACAGCGGCCAGTTCGCGGATGTCACGAATGCCTATACCCAGTTCGATCTGGTGACAGGTGAACCTGCCTCCCATTTCGCGCTATGGCAGTTGCACCTGGTGCGCTTCGATCCGGACAACTTCGATGACATGGGTGCGCTGGGACGGCCGTTTTTGGATGCCAACCGGACGACCTGGCAAAAATTGCGGATGACCGAAGAGGATCTGGTAATCCGGCGCCGAGTTCGTGCGCCGCTGCGATTGTCACATGTGCTGGAAGGGGCATCGGAGTCCGAATTGGACAGATATGAAGCCAAGGTCATCAATAAGCAGAGTGAAATCACTACCGATTATTTCCTGAATAAGAAAGGATCGGTGAACCCGATCCAGGGCGACAGCAATCTGGACCAAGTGGCTGATATCGCGCTGCTGCTGGACTGCTTCTTTTCCGGCTCGCCAATGCCCAAGGGGTTGGCTGGCTACACCGATGGACTGAACCGGGACATACTGGAAGACCTGAAGCGCGATTATTTCGACGAAATCGACGTTCTGCAGGACACGCTGGCATTTGGCTACCAGCAGGCATTCCATATCGATCTGCTGCTGAAGGGTATCAACCCGCTTGATGCCGATTTCAGCATCTGCTATGCCGAACGCCGAACGGAGACACCGAATCAGGCCGCCGACCGGGCGCTGAAGCTGCAGGCGCTTGGCTTGCCGCCAGACCTGATATGGCAAGAATTGGGCTATGACCCGGCCTATATCAACGAGATGCAGGCGCACCAGGCCAATAAGTCGAATCCCTACCCAGACGATGATGTAGCGCCAGATCCGAAGGTATCGCAGATCAAGATTACACCCGGGAACGGCCGCAAAGGCGAATCCGGCACGTCAATCAGGAACCGTTGATGGCGCTGACCCCAGAACAGAAAGCGGTGCTTGTCGCCTCGGCCAAGGGGCGAAAGGCCATGCAGGATCTGGACGCTGCGGCCCTGGCGGATGTCAGGAAGCAGTACGACGAAGCCGTGCGGGATATCCAGCAGATGATCGCGGTGGTGGCGGGTGCCGCTGGTGTTGTTTCCATTGCTGCATTGCCCTCTCTGCTGCTGCAGATCCAGGCACGGCTCGGGAATCTGGCATCAGCGCGCAACGCTGCGCTGGATCAGGGGATAGATCGTGCGGCCACCATCGGCACCACGCCGTTCAGCAGCACTGTGAACACGGGGCAGCTGGACCACATTCGGAATGACGCAGTGCAGTTTGTGAAGGATTTTGTCGGAACCGACAAGCTGGCGCTGTCGGATCGACTCTGGCGTATCGATCGCCATGCAAATGAGATCGTGAACCAGGCGGTGCAAAATTCGGTGGTGCGCGGCGAAGGTGCCGCTCAAGCCGCCCGCGATTTTCTGGCCAGGGGAATGCGGCCGCCTGCCGAGATCGACCTCGCGAAAGATGCGGCTACAGCGCGAAATATCGGCAATTCCGTTGAGGAAGGCCTGATGACCGGCCGCGGCGCGCCACTGGATAATGCCATGCGGGTGATGCGTACGGAAATCAACCGTGCCCACACCAAGGCCTATCAACAAGGGGCAGCTGCCGATGACGGTTCTGTCGGAACCCAGTTCATGCTGTCGCCGCGCCATCCCCGCGTAGATATCTGCGACATGCATGCCCGAGCAAACCTGTTTGGCCTAGGCGCCGGCGTTTACCCGCATGGCAAAAGCCCGTTGCCTGCCCATCCCAATACACTGAGTTTCGAAGTCATCGTGTATCGAGATGAAGTGACAGAGGAAGACCGTGCCGGCCGGCAGAGCGTCACGGAGTTTCTTGGCACGGTACCTAGCAAGGACCGCAAGGGCATACTGGGCGCGAACAAGAATGAAGCGTTCGAAGCTGGCCAGCTGCCAGCATCGCAGGTAAAAAGCCGGTGGCGCGATGTCCAGCGGCGTATTGGCCGCCAGTCCTAACTACACAATCCCCCCCCTTATTTTGGCTTGCCAACGGCCAGAAAATAGCACCTGACTTAAAAAGTTTATTGCGCGGCATCGGTTGTCCCCTACGAGCCGTCTCCCTCGGAAATTCGGGCGATGCCGCACACTTTTATTCAGGGCGAAAAATGCAAAAACAATCACGTCATATCCTCTTGGACGCCGCGCAATCCGGGTCAGTGAGATTCCTGTCCGGGCTCCATGTGAATCTGGAGGAAGGCAAAGCGGCCACCTGGGTGACGATTACCCGCACCGGCAAGTTCACGGATCCGCGCTATGGCGAATTCGAGATCAGTCGGGCCATGCTGTTGACGATGGTCGACAATTTCAACAAGCGGGTGTTCGGACAAGACGTGTTCATTGATGTCGCACATCGCCCGAACGATGGAGCAGCGGCCAAGGTATTGAAGCTGTCGGTTGAGGGCGACCGCTTGCGAGCCTTGTGCGAGTGGACGCCGCTCGGTCTGGACGCAATCCAGAACAAGGGCTATCGCTACCTCTCCATCGAGTACCACGAACACTACACGGATAACGAATCCCGCACCGATTTCGGTCCGGTCATGATGGGCGCGGGGTTGGTCGTGCGTCCCGCCATCAAGCGCCTTGATCCTATTCAGCTATCCGAAGCCATCGAAGATCAGGGCATTCCGGTCCTGATCCACCCAGAACTCCAAACCAAACTACTGCAGGAGCTACACATCATGCATAAGAAATTACTTGAAGCACTGAAAGCAAAGCTGGCGGCGAAGAAGCTGGCATCTGCCGTTGTTGATTCGCTGGTTCTTGCGGCCGAGAAGGCCGTGGCCCACGTAGTCGACGAAACTGCGGCAACGTTGTTACTGAATTCGTTCGACGACGCCGGCACCAAGTTAGCAGAACAGATCGGCAGTCAGGAAATCAAGTTGTCGGTCGAAGTTCCAGCGATGACCCTGGGTATGAATGCTGACCAGGTTCGGCTGCTGATGGCCGAAGAAACAAAAAAAGCTGCTGACACCACCAGGGCATTGAGCGAGAAGCGCGACGGCAATGTCAAATTGCTGTCTGACACCATCGGCGCCGTGACCGCGTTCGACACCGAGACAAAGAAAGCGCTGACCGAAGCGGTGGCCGACCTGGTTACGCCGGAAATGACGGTTGAGCAGGTGACGAAGCTTGCTCAGGTACAGATCAATCAGGGCAATGAATTGGCCGTTGCGCGCCAACTTTCCGGGTTGGGTTATGTGGCGCAGCGAGGCAATCTGCACATCTCCGTGCCATTCGAAGATGTGAAGAAGCTCGAAGGCATGTATCGCGACCAGCTCAAGAAGACTTCAAGCTACGCTAACGGCGGGTTGAAGCTGGCCGAGAAGTTGCCCGAGCGTTACAGCGGATTCGTCAACATGGTGCTGGCGGAATTCGACCGTGTCCACGCGCCCGTGATCGCAAACGAAGTGAAAATGCTTTCTGGCGGCCAGACCAATATCTCGGACACCAATTTGCCGGTGGGCTTCCGGCGCGAGGTGATTCGCGAGGCGTTGTCCGATCTGCGCATTCTGGAACTGGTGCAAGCCACTACAGATTTCAGCGCTACAGTGACGACCCAAATCCCGTACGAGCTGCGCGACATGTCGGCAGTCTACAACGACGGCATCGTGTACGAAGGTCAACCAATCCACCGTGCTAGCGTCGGCCAGTTCATGGATACCGCGTACATCCAACCTATGAAGCTGGCAATGTTGATTTCCAACGAAGTGATGTATTTCACACAGGCGTCGGCGATCAACTGGGACGCGATGGGACGCAACGTCGAGATGAACGCACGCATCATGCGCGAATTGATCTGCCGCCGTATCTTGAACGAGCTGCAGCGGTCCACCGATGCTTACCAAGCCGCCGCGGTTGTCGCCGAGAGTTTTACGGCACAGCTGGGCGCTGTCAGCCAAATCAAGACCGTGTCGTTCCCGATCGTCCGTCCATTCCAGCAGCGTGACCTGCAGGGCAACAACGTCGGATCGCCGCAGAACCCGGTAGTGGTCACGCTGAACAGTGTTGTGATCGCTCAATGGGACGGCACCGGCAAGCAAGCAGCCGGCACCTATTGGAAGGCGAATTCGTACAACCTGGGTTATATCCAGTTCGTCACGCAAGCCGGCGCGCCTGTTGTTCCTGCCGCGACTGGCAGCAATACCATCGCGTATTACACCCCGACCAACATCGTGAAGGTGGATTCGGACATTGCGGCAGGTTCGACGCTCGAAAAGCAAATGAACAAGGTGATCCAGGCAGTAGGCAAGCGCAAAGCATTCATGAGCGGGCAGCGCTTTGTGACACCAGATTTTCTGTTGACTTCTCCGACGTTGAACAATGCGATGTCAAATGCTGAGCAGTTCCAGCAGCAGTTTCAGCGCAGCGGTTCAAACACCGACAACGGCGGCGATCTCGGTCAGGTCAACAACCTGCCTGCATACGGTACCAATGCGCCAGGCGTCGACATGGGCGACGAGCGCGTAATCATCGGCCAGCGCGGTCTGCTGGGCTACGTGGTTGCGAAGCCGTTTGTTACTGGCCAGCCGTTCGAAGCTGTTGATAACACCGGCACACCGATCGGCAAAAAGCAAGCCTACGGCGAAGAGTACAGCGCCATCAAGGTGCCGCTGCCGGTCGCCAACCGCATGACCTCGGTGCTGGTGTACAGCGTCACCGGCCGCTAACCAAGAAATAACCCCGAGCGAAGTTGTATAGGCGCCTGCCCTCATTGGAGGGCAGGCTTTAGTCCTAACAAACCACAGGAATTATATGAAATTCGTACCGCACACCAACAGCTTCGAAAACACTATCCACGTCGGTGGCGTGACCATTCCGGCCGGCGAGACACGGGACGTCGACCCGTCGCTGTTACCTGGCTGGGAGCCAGAGGGCGACAAAATGGCGGATTTGCCCGCGGATCCGATCGCCGACATGCTGAAGGGGAATGTGAAGGATGTCAGTGCCGCACTGGAATTGCTCAGCGATGACGAACTGCATTCAGCCCTATACCTGGAAGAACGGGGCCAGGCCCGCAAGTCCTTGCTGGAATTGATGGCGGCTGAGAAGCTGCAGCGCGCCGCTGGCCAGGGCGGCTATCAGGAACTGTTGTCACCTGCCGCACCGGCGACTTCTACCACGGAAACGAACGAGTAATCATGGCCGGTTCGATGTCGCGTGCTGACCTGGTCGCAGACCTGACCGCATCTCTGCATGATGCGGCCGAGGTGTTTGTCGCGCCCGACGACATGGCGCGCCTGTTGGACGTGGCTGCGCTCGACTTCAGCCGACACCGTCAGCGCACGCTACTGGGCACCATGACCGTCGAAGTTGGCCGCATGGATTACCCGGCGCCGGCCAATCTTTACCTCTTCAAGTCGTCCTTGTGGGGTATTGCGCCGGTCCCGCGCGCCAAGCCATGGGAGCGGCAGTGGCCAGGGCCGATGCCGGATGTGCGTCTGGTGGATGGCGTGTCCGGACGTGAGCTGCACTTGGCACCAGTGCCGACGCAGTTGCAGTTGATGACGCTGGGTTCCGAATTCCGTTATTACTATTTTGGCAACCAGATGATAGGAGATGCTGCCACCGACACCACGCTGGCAGACGGCGATCGTTTCCTGTTGCTGCTGCGGGCGCAGGCTGAAGCTATGCGCGAGCTCTCGATGCGCAACATCAAGAAACCGGTTCAGATGCGCGACGGCTTGCATTCGGCGCCGCGGAACATGACGCCGGCGGCGCTGCACATTGAGCTGATGCGAGAGTGGGAATCAAAAGTGCTGAGGCTGGGCGTATGACTTTCCTGAATATCGTTGTCGACGCTGCGCAGCTCGAAAAGCGCGCGGCAAAGGCCATTACTATATTGCCGGCCACGCTGGATCGGTTCGTTCAGCGTGGCGCGAACGAATTCGCCCGGGCAGAAAAGAAGGAAGCCCCAAAGGCATTGACCAATCTGACCAACAGCATCCAGGTACGGAAGAACCATGTTGCAGATTACAGCGTGGTGCCGACCATGAAATACGCCGCAGCCGTCAACAATGGCGGCCGTCCGCATTGGGCGCCGCTGAATCCCTTGATGGACTGGCTGCGTGTGACCAAGCGTGTGACCGACAAGCGACAGCTTAGAGCGCGGGCCAAGGGCCTGCAACGCTTCATAGCCGCGCACGGCACCAAGGCGAATCCTTTTGTGCAACGCACACGAAAGAAGATGGATGACCGCGTGATTGCCCTGTTGCGCGAAGGTGTGCACACAGGACTGAAGCAGGTATTTGAATCATGAACCCACAGACTCCAGAATCTAAGATCCTGACATCGTTCAAGGCAGCACTGGCTTCCGCCTATCCATTGCGCACGGTAACGCGCAGCTTGAAAGATTATGCAGAACGTCAGCCGGCCGAGCTGAAAGCGGGTGTCTTTACCGTGATTACGGTTAAGCAGCCAGGTGGTGACGTGTACGAGCAAATGCTGGATTTCATGGTCGTTGGCCAGCTGCAGCTAAGCGAGCAGGCCGCCGGCGAAGACATTGAAGAGGCTGAGCTAATCATGGCGCGCGAGGTCAAGACCTTGATCCAGCGTCAGCTCACGGGACCGGTGATGCGCATTACTGGCATCGATCACTCGGCGCAGCTTGAAGTGCCGTACGGCTGGGTATCGATCGCGGTCGAATGTGGTCCGTATGACGCCACCGAGCCGTTGACCGAAGATGAACACATCGGCCATCTGACTGACTTCCTGACCTTCCGCGGCGACATCGATGTCAGCCAGCCGCACCAGAGCGCCGCCGAGCATCAAAAATGGGCGGCAGACGCGCCGGATTATCAAACCAGCAAACCAGACGCACAGAT